TGTCCACCGGAGGGCGCTTGACGGCGAGTCCTCGCCCAGATGCCCGAGCGGCCTCATAGGCGGCCGTGTAGACCGCGTTGACGAGGTCGTCGGTGCGGCGTTTGTTCGCCGCGGCTTCCTGCTGCGCCTTCTTGAGGAGTCGTTGGAGTTCGTCGAGTTCGCGCTGCTGGTCATATGCGGTCACTGCGCAGCCTGCTTTATCAACTCGGCACGTATCCGCTGGATCGCGGAATACGACACGCTGAAACCCGACGATTTCACGACCCGTGCAATGACCGAAGTCGAGAACGAGTTGTCAAGGCAGGCTTTCTGAAAGTCTTTCCAACCTTCTTTGCCGAGATGAGCTTCGAGTCTCGTCTCGGTTGAGGTTACGTTAGGACGCCTTGCGGCCTCCGACTTTATTGCGTCGAACAGTTCTCCCATTCCCTGTCTCCTTTATGTGCCACTCGAGGTGTGAATCCACCTTACCTTCGACTCGGTCAACGGTGTTGGATACCCGGTTGAGGGCATCCATGACGGTCGCATGGTCACGGTGGTTCTCCTTGCGGAAGGCGTGGATGCTGGCGATGATGATGCCTCCGACCGCGGTGACGGCGGCGACGAGGATGGGCACGTATGGTTCCATTAGAGGGCCTGTTTGGCTTTCAGTTTGTCGAATCTGGTCTTGTATCCAGCCGGGTCGTCCGCGAGCATCGGGGCGATCTCCAGGTGGAACCAGTCGCCGCCGGGTGCACCGGTGACGGTTGGTCGCTCATAAGTCTGCCACGCTTGCCGGTCGCAACGCCACGCACGACCGTGCGGTTGCGTGAAGTAGTCGATGACCATTTCGATGCGCAGAAAGTTCGCGTGCTCGATGAGGTAGTCGATGGTGCCGAGAGCTTGTTTGCGGCCGTTCGGAATCCCTTTGTCGCCGAGGTGTCGCCACGACAAGTCCACTGCACGCCCTGTCGCGTGCACGCTCAACACGTCTTTGCCGCGGACGTTGCGCACGACCCAGGTGCCGTTGTTCCAGAGTGCGCCGCCTGAGAGGGCGCAGACTTCGCGGACGAACTGTTCGGTGCCTGGGCGTTTGGCTTCGGCTGGGCCGTCGCTGGTGCCGGTGTAGTTACGCGGCTTCACTGCCGCGACCGAAGGCTGGGTCTTTGCTGTTCGCCCAACGTAGGAGCGGCGGGAGGAGTGCGGCGACCGCTGCTTTTGCGAGGTCTTCTGGGGCGTAGTTTCCGGTTGCTACGACTGCGGCGATCGCGCCGACTGCCGAACGTGCGTAGGAGGCGAGTGCGGCCCTCTGTTGCTTCGAGAGTTTCATGCGTCTGCTCCGTTCGGTGTCGTGAACTTCTCGCCATCCCATAGGTCGCCTATGCCTGCGTACTTGCCGCGATCTTGACCTTCGACCGGGTTGTTGTTGTAAGAGGTTTGTACCCATTCACCTTCGAGGCCGATGGATGCGATAAATGCTTGACCGGCTGCTTCGGTTGGTGCGTCGTCGTTGCTGATGACGATGACGCGAGTGACGGTGCCGTTGTCGTTGACTTGTGCGAAGTGTGCCATGTTCAGACCTTGAACCTTACGTACACGATGCCTGATCCGCCGTTGCCGCCGTCACCCGTAGTGCTTGGGCCACCTGAGCCGCCGTTGCCCGTGTTTGCGCCACCGTTTACACCTGCCGCCGCAGAGCCACCAGTACCGCCCACACCTTTCGTCAATGTAGAACCGCCGATGAAGGCTGAAACATCGTATCCTGCGCCGGCTGTGCCTGCCGTAGAACCTGACGCATTACCACCGATACCTGCGACTCCGCCACCGCCGCCACCCGCAGGGTTGCTACCGTTGCCGCCTGCAAAACCGCTTACGCTCGGTGCCATTGATGCCGCACCTGTCGTTAGTTGCTGGCCGTTGCCACCGCCGCCGCAACCGCCTTTGATAGCCGCTCTATCATCGCCCTGAGTGACTGCGCCACCGCCGCCGCCAGCGACAGATACTGAGCCGACTGAAACTGAGTTGCCTGTGTTGTCAGCGTTATAGGCCGCAGCACCAGAACCACCAGAACCGATGGTCACCGTCGCATTAGCCGAAAGATAGACAGTTGTTTCTAACTTTCCGCCTGCACCGCCGCCGCCGCCAGAGCGACTAGCACGACCACCTTGACCGCCGCCACCACCAGCCGCCTGCAAGTAGATGTCAAACAATCCAGCCTTCGTCACCGTCAAAGTAGAACTAGATGTGAAGGTGAGAAGCGTGTACGCCTGACCGCCGACGGTAATGCTCGACGAGGTTCCGCCTGTTGCTACACCGTAAGTTGTGCCGCCACCGCGAAAAAAGATTGCTGCTGACGCGCTGGTGAAATAAACGACTCCGCCCTCCCATTGCGCCAATGTCGGTGCCGTACCAGCCGAAGAGTTGAGAGTCAGACCGGTGCCAGCGACCAGGCTAATCGTGCCCGAACCAATCGAGTGAACCCACACTGCGTCACCAGCGTTGAACGTCGAGTTCGGTACGGTGACGGTTCCAGCGGAACCCATGTTCATCACTTCGCGTGTGCCTTTGTCGGCAGCCTGCAACGTGTAGTTCGCCGTCTGCGTTGACACCGACAGATTGAAGTCATTGGTTTGCAGGTCGTTCATCTGCTGCGCTGTGAGCGTCTGCCCACTTGAAAAGCTCTGCTTGGCCATACGGGTGCTTATCCTAGCCCAACGTCGACATCGTCGAGCGCAGAAGTATCCAGTATGAACAGGGTGAGCAGCTGGGCTTGGCCGAGTCCGAGGGTTACGGTGTGGGTGTTGGGTGTGATGTTGTGGGTGATCTGCTCGACGAACATCGTCTTCTGCACCGTCGTGGGCGAGCCGACGGTGAAGCTCTTGGTCACCGACACCAAGTCACCAATCTCCAACGTCGAGACCGCCTCGGCGTTCGCCGCCGATAGCCCGTTGAGCACGACGCTGATTTCGTTGAATCGGAACACCGGGTCTTTGTATTTGTCACGCAGGTTCTGCGCCAGGGTGGTGCCAGCGGCGAGGGTGTTGAGCGGTACGTCGTTGAGGCTGAGGGTTTGTACGCCGAACTCGGCTTGCGAAGTGGCGTCAGATGCGGTTGCCAGGGCGAGTCCTTGCACGCCGACCTGGATGTTGTTGTAGAGGGTTTCGACTCCGTAGCCGACCGAGAGTCCTTGATACGGGATGGCAGTTCCGCCCGCGTCACCGAAACTCAAGATTGCTGTCCCGAACGTGAAGTCGATGCTGGGTTGAAAGGTTGCGGTGCCGCCGCGGCTGATGAAGAAGCGGCCGTCTTCGGCGATGACGACCGCGTCGATTGCAGCCTTCACGTTGTCGTTGTTGTCGTAGGCGACGGTGCCGCACGTGAAGTTCCCGGTGGTGATGCTGCGGGTCGCTGTCGAGTAGGCGACCTCGGGCCGATCGAGGAGTGCCGAGACGCGGGCAGACGTCAACTGGCTTGACGGGTTGAACGCGGTGAGGTTGGTGCGTCCAAGTTGGGCGAGGTCGTCAACGAGGCTGACGATGGCACGGGAAATCTTCGGCTGCTCGTAGTCGATGTCGAGGTCACGGACACGACCAACGAACAGAGGTTCATCGCCTGCTGTGCCGCCGTAGATTTGCGCATAGCGCATCGGTGCGATGCCGTACCCCGACTCGACGTAGGGCGACGCGGTGTTCGACGGGTCGAAGGCGCGGCTCGCAGCCTGGTCGTCGAGCACGAGTGTGGCGACACCGATCGGCATCGGTGCGAGCTGGTCGGGGCGGCCGCGACGGATGCTCGCCGACAGCACGTACTCCGTGACGTCCGCGAAATCGACGACACCGTCGAGCACGTTCGTTCCGTTGAGCTGCGAAGAGTCGAGTTGAAACTCGTTTTGCAGCAGCCCGGTGTCCAACAGCACCTTGTAGGTTTGGCCCCAGATGGCGGTCTTTGCCATCGCCTACACCGCCGTGTAGAAACGCGGGTCGCCGCCACCGATGGCATAAGAACGCAGATACCCGGCGATCTCCTGACCGACCTGCTGCGCATTCACCACACTCGAATCCACCGTCACATGCACCGTGGTTGCCCCGCCGGTCGCAGCCGCCGCAGCAGCGCTGCTCCCCGTCGGCGTCGGCACGATCGGCACCAAACCTGGTGAACCTTGATTCGCCGCCACACGAGGGAAGTTGATAATGGCCGTTGCCAGCTCATCAAGCGCAGCCTTGTAGTTGTTCAACGCCTCCGTCTCATTTGCCAGCGCATCCGTGTACGCCTCCGATGCCGCCAACTGCTGACGCTGCGCCCGCTCCACCGCATCCTGCAACGGCAGCAGCTCTTTGTCGCCTTCGATGAGTCCATCGGTGGCGATACGCAGGTTGCGTCGCGCCTCAGACAGACGGGTCGCCGTAGTAATCTGTTCATCCTCGACGTCTTTGACACGGAACTTGGCTTCAGCCAGGTCGATTTCGGCGCGACGAATCTCATCCGGTGTCGACTCCGGGTCCTTGCGAATCTCCGCCAGTTTGCGTTCCGCGTCACGAACCGCGATGACTGCTTCTTCCTGACTGAACTTGGCGCGAGCCACACCACGCTCCGCGGCAGCCACGGCCCGTTGGGCGTCGGCAATCTCCGCCGGTGACCCAGCCTGCTGCGCCTTCAACAACGCCGACTGCGCGTCGGCGAGCGCTGCATCGGCATCAGCCAATCCGATGCGACTGTCACGAACCGCACGCTGCGACTGCACGAAACCAGTCGACGCAGCCTGCGCAGCCTTCAACACCTTCGCATACTCCTGCGCTGGTTTGATTGCCTCTTTCACCGCGCCACCTGCACCCTTGGTTGCGTCGCTGAACTTGCCAGTCGTGAACGTGGTGACACCGTAACTCTTCGCCAGTCCTTCGAGACGGTTGACCTGAGTGTTGATGAGGTTGGTGCTGGTGGAGAGCGCCGAGTTGAGAATGAGCGTCTGGTTGGTCAGGAAGATGACTCGTTGCCCGGCGACGGATGAGACGCCGTTGAAGTTGTTGAACGCCATCCCCATCTCCGAAGTGAGCTGACCAGCCCGGTCAACCTCATCGCTCACAGCAGACATCTTCAATCGCAACGTGACCAGCAGAGCCACCAACGCGGCAATACCCACGATCACCGCACCAACCCCGGTAGCGCTCATCGCAACACCGAATCTCGTCGTCGCAAGCGTCGCAAGCGTTTGCGCGACGGTGTACGCCTTGAGTGCAACCGACAACGCAATCATGATTCCCGTGAACGTCAACACCGCTGCGGCGATACCAGCAATCAGAGTCGAGTTACGTTGAGCCAACTCGGCGAACGCCTGCAACGGACCCAACACCGCCTGCAACACGGGGATGAACGCGGCACCGACCGCCTCCTTTGTTTCGGCGACCGTGTTCGACAGGATCTGCATCTGACCTGCGGTCGTCTGACCGGCGGCCGTAGCGGCACCACCGAAGGTTTGGGTCAACTCGGCGAAGATTTTGTCGAGCGACTGACCTTCCTTGATGTTGTCAGCCAACGCAGGCGACAACGCTTTCAACGACTTGAAGTTGTCGTTGTTGGCACGCGCCAACGCCTGCGACACCTCAACGAGTGGTACCCCGGTTTGCGTGGAGATGTCCATGGCCAACTTGAGCTGCTTCTGGGCTTCGGCAACGTTGCCGCTGCTACGAACCAGACCTTCCAACGCTGGACGCATCTCCGAATCCGTGAACGTGGTCGAGCGCATCTGGGCGGCGATGAACGCCTCCGTCTCCGCAATCGTTTCCTTGGTCGCCCCGGCGACCGTGCTCAACGTCTTGGCGAGACGAGCCTGCTCGGCCTCATCCTCGATCGCGGCCTTGGTCGCCGAACTGATGAGTGCCGCGGTACCGGCGAACGCAGCCGTCGAGGCGACGGCAATCTTGTTGAACGAAGCGGAGAGCTTCAGCGCTTCTTTGTCAGCCTCACCCAGACTGTCCTTGGCTTTGTCCTGAATCTGCTGGAACGCCTTGAACAGTTCTTTCGGGTCGGCCAGCAGCTTGACAAGGAACGAACGTTCGACGGCCATGACCGCCGATTCTACTCAGTGTGCGAGAGGGTCTTTCTCAGGTCGGCGAACTCGGCACGCAACTTCACCGCAATCTGCTGCGATGTCATGCCGTTGAACCGCGACAAGTCCTGCGGTTCGTTCCACCACGCCTCATCCCAATAGCGGTGACGCGCCGACGATGATGTTGCGGTTCGTGGCGAAGGATAGAAACGGCGACCGTTGAAGATGCTGATGTCACCCGGATCGAGGAACGCGCCGTGCTGCTGCTTGAACCCGGGCGTCGTACCAGGGCGATGCTGCGGTCGGTAGAAGATGCGTGCAGGGTCCTTCGTCTGCGGGTCGCCTACGACGTTGATTCGCTCAAGCAGCTGCACCCACACTTCGCTCCACATGTGTCCTGGCACGGGTTTGGCGAGCGGCAACACCAAGTGCCAGTGCTCGTCGTCGGGTTGATGCGACCAGGTGGTGTAGGCGAGATACTCGAGGCCGTCGAGTTTGGCGTAGTCGAATGATTCGCCGTCCATGTCGACGACGAGACACGTCACGTTCTTGACGTTGCGATTCCCTCGCGTCGACAGGTGGTAGTACTCGACCGGTGACCAGAGGTCGCGTTTCGTCTTGTCGGCGTTCGGCACGCTGATCGTGAGCAGCGACTCGAGGCCGAGCCACGAGATGGCGAACTGCTTTGGGCGGATGGTCTTGAGGTCGTCGAACTTGACTGCCTTGATTTCGGGTGGCATGGCGGGCCTCCTGAGTTCACCCTACCGTCAGCGGGCTCCTGCTGCAAGCTTCTTGAAAACTCTGTCTATTGCAGCCGAATACTCTTCGGCGATGAACGACTTGTTGTCTCGGACTGCCTGCCAGAAGAAGTAGCCCTGACGTCCACGATGACGAAGGAATTGTTTGGTGGTCGGTCGGGCACGTCCTCCGAACTCTGCACCGAAGAACACGTCACCCATCGTGACCTTGGTCTTGCGTTTCCGATTGGGTCGTGACCCGGAAACGAAGCCGCGTTTGTGGTCGAGTTTGATTGTCGGTATGCGGTCACGTCTGGCGCGCAACCCGTTGACGACTGCTTGGGCTTGCGATTGTCCAGATGAGCCTGGTCGTTGCGCACCGTGTTTGGGTTGACCTGCGGCGTTTTGTTTGGCCTTGTCTACTACGTGCTGGGCGACCTGCTCTGCGGCGATGCGCATCTCCTTGTTGAAATCGGGCAACGCCTGACTTGCTTCGCGTAGGAAATCCATCAACCCCGGTGCTGCGAATCCGACGTCTCCGGCACGGCCGATTGCAATCCTGTTGTCGGGCATGTCACCGATTGTAGGGCGTGTTCGGATTCATCTTCACCGCACGCCAACGCAGATACGACACCATCGTCCACAACATTCGCGGGGATTCAGTCAGCAACACCGACGGGGCGATGCCCGTCTCGACCGCCAAATAGGCGATCAGCCAGTGGGCTGACTGCTCTCCAAAGGGACAATCTTGTCCTCGCCTTCGCCGGCAGAAATCTCTTCCACCGTGTCGAGCCACGCATCGAACTCGAGTGCTGTCACTTTGTTGCGGCGTTCGCAATGCCACGCCAACCAGGCGAGGTCGCGGACCTTCATCTCTGCTTCGACCTTGGCCATCGACTTGTCGTGGATTTCTTCGTATTTGACGAAGTCGGCGAATGCTACGACTGCGAGTCGTTTCTTGCCGTCGGTGCCGTGTACGGTCAATCCGAGTTTCATTGTCTACCTCCGCAGGTTAGGTTGATTGGAACTAGGCGAGAGCCTTGGTGATTGCGCCCGAGATTGGGAACGTTACGTCGGCGGTGTTGAGTTCGCCGACCGCACCGTTGACCGGTGTCCATTCGGTGACGAGCACCGAGAAGGTGTACGACGGGTTGG